CAAATATGGGTGCTTTACACAGTTTTGTTTTAAGCTAGAGCTACTTCCTTTTGTCCAATGTGGTTCGGCATAGTAACATTGAGACCAGTAGTAGAACCCTTCGTCAAGATCACTCCACTTGTTGATAATGTTCTCTACTTTATCAAGTGTACTATTCCAATGCTCTATCTTTTTCTTTCTTGTGGAGTTTTTACGAACATTATTTACTAAGCACAACCAAGACATAGGATTTACACTCACGCTTGCACGAAACTCTGCATCCCAATACTTTTCGACTAGAGTTTTCCATCTTTCGTACAATGCAATAAAATCTTCATCTCCAGCAGCAGACCGTACAAAATGCTCACCTTTAATTGCCTCTGCGGAGACATCTACTGCTGCGATATTATATTCTGCGTCAATGCTGTTATACTCGATAATCCAGTGTGATTCTCTTATCCATCTATCTACTCTCTTACACTCCTCTATAATTTCAAACTTGTATTCTTTATGCTTATTATAAGCTCTCTGGAGTTTAGTGTTAGTATGGGCACCTTTAACTAAGGAACTGTAGTGAGAACTATCCCTACTTTTCGGGTTAACTGTACTACCTATGTAGACCTTCTTCTTAATTGTAATTTTATAAATAAAAGCTACTTCGTCTTCAATTGTTGTAATTAAATTAGCACTCACCGTTGCTTAACTCCATAATAATTCCACCCTCTTGCATTCTTTTTCACAATTATAAGACCTTTTTCTGAAAGCTCTTTTACACTGCGCATGGCGGTCATCTCCGTTATTCCGATACTGTCGGCAATAGCCTGAAATGAAAGATTTTTCTCTGGTGCTGTGGTAGTGTGTTTTGTGATAACAGCATACACTAACTTTGATGCTTGGGTAATACTGGTGCTGTGCATAATGTTTGATGGGATTTCGTACACGTTTCCTCCTGTGTTGTTAAGATAACTTAATTATACCATAGAATTGTAGCAGTTACAAGCGATGTAAATAAAAATACCCCGCAAAGTCCTTAGACCTTACGAGGTATCCTTTCAACTCACATCAACACTCGGCAATTCACACCATGCAATAACCTTATCATGCACAAGCCAGTTGATTTCATCATACTCATTGCACTCATACCATCCCGCAGGACAGTAATACGTGTCATTTTCCTCGTTGTATTCGCACCAATCGCCTTGGTCATAAGGTTCCAAGAAGAACTTAGGTGCGTATTTTGCACGAATAGGTAAAGAACTGTTTTCTACAAAAGCCAACACAAACTTACCTGCTTCTGGAAGTTCTTTACTTGCATCGTGCAAGATACCGTCAAAGGTTACGTTTACCTTAAAGTTTAGCATTGTTGTTCCTTTCAGCATATCCATACCAATACTTCTCAGTATTTTATAGCGTTCTTTTATCATGTCATCCTTTCTTCTCTTGTGTATTAAACCTCAATCACAATTCCTAGAGCCTTCTCGTAATCTGTTGTAGGAATTTTACAAATAAACTTTATATTACGTAAACGTCTTTTTTATAAAATTAACAGCATCTTCAATATCTCCTAACCATTGGCAGTAGTACTTAGGTTCACCACCATAAAGAGGTATTTCTTCAATATGAATTTTCTGCCACGGAGTTACCACTATCAAGCCATAGGATTCTTCCCCAAGAGACACGTAAGCAATTTGTGTTCCGTGCATATATTCCTTTTCTGTTTCCCCTGATTTCCAGTCTTTGAACTCTAGCATTTAAATTTCCTTTCTAATCTTGAATCCATCTAGTACCACAAACATCTTCGGGTCGAATTTCTCAAAGTAATCAGCCTTTTGCCTCTGGTCTTCTTCATCCCTTAGTTTCCAAACTCTTACTTGTGCTTCGTCTTTCTCTCTTCGCTCACGGCCTGCTTCGGAGTTTTACCAATCATTCCACTCCCGCATCGCTTTACCTTCTGCGATTTTACTAGACTTAATACCTGCAGATTCCGTTTCCTTTACCTTTCAGTGCTGACCAACATACCCTACCTTGATGCTCTTAAGTTCTTCTTCGGTTTTAGCGGATAGTTGCTTATAACCATCACCACCTTCATCTTTGTATTCTACGAGCATTGTCCAGTACGTAATATCAGGCCACACGTTCTTAACAGGTTCTGTGCAAATTTTAGTCACTGTAAAATCAATTAGGTTCATTTGTTTCCTTTCCTAACACGTCATGCTCTTTATAAGCATTTTCAATTCTATTTTTTGGCTATACCGAAATAACCTTCGTCTAGCTCTATACCTATGAAATTTCTGTTTGTATTTCCGCAAGCAACCCCTGTAGTACCAGAACCCATAGTAAAATCAAGGACTGTTTCTCCTTCGTTAGTATATGTCTTAACAAGATACTCCATTAATGCTACTGGTTTTTGAGTAGGATGGTACCTTGCTTCTTTCCCTGTTCCGTCTTGATTAACGACTGAAAAGTTTAAAATAGACTTAGGAAACCTTTCTGTACTCCCTCCACCAGAAATACCTAATTTTGTCTTATTCATTGTAGAGCCATCAGTTGTATGCTTAGTGAAACTATTTACAGGTTTGTGCCCAACTGTCTTCTGCGGATTGTAGGTGCACTGTCTTTCGTAAAATACTAAAATATCTTCATGATTCCGAAGGTGTTGCTTCTTTGCGTTTAGGAATCCAGTAGTCTTGTTTTTATTCCAAACAAGACTTTGCTTAAAAGCACCTACATTGCTACAAACAAGTAAAGAACTAAAAGGTTGACTACCAAATAATACGATTGCAGCATTATCCTTGGCAACCCTTTTTAATTCCTTCCACATAGGTTCCAGAGGAATGATACTATCCCACTTACAGGCAGTGGTTCCGTAGGGAGGATCACAGATAACAGCATCAACACTTCCATCAGGAATATCCTTCATAAGCTCAAGGCAATTCCCTTGCCATAGTTCAAAGTTCTTCATTTGTTTCCTTTCTTAAACTAAAGAATCAATCTTACACAGTCTGTCAAGACAGGTCAAGAGAAATTTATTCCGTTTCTTCTTGACTGCTACTGTTTCCTGTGCTATAATCAACCAATCGTTACAGAATATCATTGATACTATTTATCATTTGGCGCTACTTATCAATGATACCACATTTCGTCACTTAACAACATAAGGAGCTTATATGCAACAAGGTATTCAAGACAATCAAGTAAAAATCATCCAAGCATTCAGTCTAGTCGATCTTCTGAAGGAAGTAAGGGAAGCAACCCTAGAAGGCTATGACTTTGACTTTAACACAGTCGAGCACTTCCCGCAACAGTTCGGCTTGCACTTTCATGTGCCTATGGTGAAGGGTGCAGTACAAGATAGTTCAGAAAACGGCACTGTTCAAGAAGAACGAACAGAAGGTTCAGAGGAACAAGAGCAGGAAGCACCGAAGCGAGGTCGGAAGAAGGGTGCGTAAGAACGCATAGAAGCCCTTAGAACAGATTTTAGATGCACATGGCTACGTAGGTACTAGGAAGGTGCCTATGAAGTCTTCTAGGGGTGTTCTAAGCGGTTGAAATAGGGTTATAAGATACTTAAAGGAGGGTAGATGCAACAACGACGCAAGACACGCAAAGAGAAGACACAAGATGGTACTTCTCCTTCAGTAAACCGAAAGGTTAATAATTGGGATGAACAGTACGGACTTCATTCGTATAAATTAACTGATGCACAGAAGGATTTAGCTAATAAGATTCAAGGTCATACTTTGACTTTTGTAGATGCCCCTCCGGGTACTGGTAAATCATTAGCTGTTCTGCATACTTTTGCAAAAGAATTTCTACGAGATAAACACAAACAGTTGATTATTATCCGTACACCCGTAGAAGCTGGTATGGACAAAGTTGGTTTCCTGCCTGATAGCCTTGAGTCAAAGCTAGCTCCGCATTTTTCTAGTTCAAAATACTTACTTGAACAACTTTTGAATAAAGGTAAAGTTGAGACTGACATGGATCATCGTATTCATTTCAAGATTACTAATTTAGTTTTGGGTAGTACGCTTGATAATTATCTTGTATTCATTGATGAAGCTCAACAACTTCAGCCAATGATTATGAAACTGCTCTTAGAACGAATCGGTGTAAATAGTACAGTAGTAGTTGCAGGGGATTCTCGTCAGCTTTATACATCAGAAGCAAGTAAGCGAAATGGTCTAAAAGACGCTATTCAAAGATTCTTTCATTCAGACGGAACACCTAAATTCCCTGATATTGCACCGCTACACAGTTTCACGGTTGATGATGTTCAGAGGAGTGAAATCGTAAAAACTGTAATCCGGGCATATGAGGGGATGTAAAAATGAAGAAACTAGACCTTGAGGGACATGTTTACAGTAATCTTGAAGTGTTGAGATATACAAGAACAAATAGTAAGAACGGAATGCGATATTTCTTATGTAAATGTGTATGCGGTAATACTGCGGAAGTTGCACTAGGAAATCTTCGTAGCGGTCATACAACGAGTTGCGGGTGTAAGATGCATAAATCAGGAGAAGAAAATCCAAACTTTCTCCACGGTATGAAAAACACCAAAGCGTATAAGTCTTGGTGTAAAATTAAAGAAAGATGCTACAACCCCAGCGACCCTAGTTATTATAATTACGGCGCGATTGGGATTACAATGGATGATGTTCTACGAGAAGATTTCCTGGCTTTCTATGAAGAAGTTGGTGATCCTCCTGTTAATATCAGAAGTTATTCAATCGACAGGATTGACAATGACAAAGGTTATGTAAAAGGGAATCTTCGGTGGGCTACTCCGAAGCAACAGTCTAGGAATAGAGGGCAAATGTCAAGCAACACTTCAGGTGTAACAGGAGTGGGTTGGGACAATAAACCTTGGCCTGACGGATCAAAGAAATTATACGCAAAAGCCCAGTGGAAGTTCTATGACTCGTCGGGTAAACAACGTAACGGTACAAAATCATTTTCTGTTGAAAAGCTAGGGCTGCTGCCAGCATTCGCACTAGCAGTGCAGTATCGTGAGCAGAAGATCAAGGAGCTAAATACTCTTGGATACGGTTATTCAGAGAATCACGGAAAATGATCCTCTTACTCCCACAAATCCTCTGGTTATATATCCTTGACATATTTAACTACACCTATAACACAAGAAAGGATAATAATGAAAAATCAAAAGATTAATAAAGTTTCAATGAATAACGAAGGAGATGAATTTTCAGTAAATTCAGATGAATATCTACCTTTCTTTGAAAGAAATATAAGCCTAAGTTGCATTGAATTTAGCCTTGATGAGCATATCAAGGATGCTTCTTATTACAGAAAAGTAATCCAACGGATCAATGATCTAGGTCAGCATGATAACATCAAAATCAGGATTAACAGTTATGGTGGTTTGCTAGATAGCGCAATTGCACTTCTTCATGCTTTGTACGAAACTGAAGCGCATATAACTACAATCCTGGAAGGTACAGCAGCCTCTGCAGCTAGTCTAATCCTTCTAGCTGGAGATGAAATTGTAATCGGAAAGTACGGACACATGATGATTCATAGCGCTTCATTTGGTGCAGGTGGTATTGCAAGAAATGTTCTTGAAAATGCTTCCTTTACTGAAAAGCACGCCAGAGAATTAATGACAGATGTGTACGAAGGTTTCTTAACTGAAGAAGAATTAGCAGAAGTTTTCAAGGGTATGGAAATCAGGCTTGATTCAAAGCAGATTTCAGAAAGACTTGAAGCTCGCTTTGAGTATTTTCAAAAGTTAGAAGAAGATCAAGCTAAGGAATTAACAAAACCAAAGAAATCAAAGAAGGGAAACGGTAATGGGGAAACCACTACTTAGAACAGTAAGAGATGTTCCTGGCATTGCATGGGTTCTGGATCGCTTGAGGTATGATCCAAAGAGTGGTAATATCTATGTAAAGAAAAAGAAAACTCCCATTAGCGTAACTGAAGATGGTTACTGCTATATCTTTCATCCTGTGCAGAAGAAGAATGTAAAATTCAGTATGGACAGGTTGGTCTGGTTTCTTGTGCATAATGAAATTCCACTGGAAGGACAGAAGGTGCTGCACAAGAACCTGAACAAGAAGGACTACCGATTAAGTAATCTTTGCTTGATTACAAGAGACCTTTATAGGAAGATTAATGAAGCCTATAATAATCTGATGTATGATATTAAGATTACTCAGCATCCAAAGGATCAATATTGCTGCATCGTGCACTGGAAAGATGAAGGCAGCAAGCAGAAGGTATTCTCTGATGTAATTTCAGCTAATAAGTTTCTGCTAAGATTGAAGCTAAAGAATGCTAAGTTCTTAACGCAGTATTGCGTATTCAACTAAGAAGAAACTATGTCTTGATTTTTCATGTTTTTAGTGCTATAATTGAGACATACTTATAGTAAGGATGCGCAATAACTTTCAGGTTATATCACCCTTTCCTCCTTTCTGGTGAACCCTGCTTGAATAATAACAATAAGCAGATTCTGCTATAGGTATTTGCTGTGTACTTTATAAGTAGCTTTTCTCCTTTCAATATTTATAAAGGTACACCCCGGAGTCAGTAACCGGGACTTTTAAGAATTAGCAAATAAGTAAACATAAAATAAGAATAAATTGCTTATTCCATAAACCCGTATAATAACAAGAATAAAAGGTAAGAAATGAAATGCGTATGCTGCGGAAGTTACTTCAAGAAAAGTAAGTTTAATCCAACTGACTATTGCGAAGCGTGCATTGATGAAGATGAAGGTTTAGATATTCTAGACGAAGATGCTGTTGTAGAGATGCAACACATCATCAATCCGTCAGGAAAAGTTCAACCAGTTTTTTATGACTAAGGAGCAGTATGAGCTATAATAAACACGAAGGTTGGGATGACTAATAAGTATCTTGACTTCTAGCTAAAAGAAGTGCTATAATCAAATTTCATCAACTAAGAAAGGAAACGATATGCAAGGTTCTCAAAAGAAGTACAAGGTTCTTTCTCCTATCTACAAGCCAGCAGGCTACAGCTTTGATGGAGAGGAGCAATTTGTAGTTCGGTGGAAAGTTCTTGGGTTTGCTGATACAATGCAAGAAGCCAAGAAGATTACTCAAGCTCCTGTGCTTGAAGAAGTTAAGTAAGATTTTCTAAGGAGCTGTTAGGAGAGGCAAACCAGCCAAGTGCTTTTTAGCACAATAATCAAAACCTCTCAATGAACAAAGGGTGTTGCCCCTCACGGCGGACTGTAAATCCGTTCCCAAAGGTGAGGAAGTCCGGGCACGTAGAGCGTTACTATCAACACCCACCAGTCTACGCTACCTCGTAGGGCCGTGTCGTTCCGGTTAGAGCGTCCGTCGAAGTTTGCAGCGACGTAACACGGGATTATTAATCCTGACTGATTATTGCCATATAGTCAGCTAAAAGTAAACCGCGTTCAATTGCGGTGGAAGCGAAATGTCCACGCTGTAATCGTAAGCAGCACTATCCTGAAGGAGCTACTAAATAGTTTCTTCAAAATAGTAAAAGCAAATAAGAATAACTAAGTAACTGCCCCTAATGGGGCTTTTGTCGTTGGAGATAACAAATGCCATTAGGTAAAAAAGGTTTCAGAAAGACTTCTGAAGACGGTACAAAAGACCCGAACATTATGGTTCAACCTCGGGGTGAACGAAAGCTAACACGTAGAGAGCTAAAGGACAGAGAACTCCTGATGCTTGCTCGTAAACTCAAGCCTCATGTAGCTGATGCTCTGATGACTGCCGTTAATATCATGAAGGATGAAAAAGCTGCTGACACAGCAAGGCTTACGGCAAGTCGCTTTATCATTGTAACGTATAAAGAAGTCAATGATGATCTTTACGCAGAACTTGGAGCAGAAGATAAGCAGACTGACCCTAATGAAATTCAACCGAAGGAAGAAAAATCAGTCGCTTTCAGCTTGAAGGTTATTGAAAAATAAGTTTTAGAAATAGGCTAGGGTAGCTCCCGAAAGAGAAGATTCCTCCCCTTCTTTGCCTAGTTCTTCTAATAATGAATTTGGTTTTGGAGGGATGATGTATAAATGGTTGCTATAAGAAAACACGAAGATTACTCTGATGTTCTCGCTGAACGTGCTGCAGTACACGGCTTGCTTTTAAATGGAAAAGCGGTAGAACAACATAAGAATCAAAATCAATATCGTAATTACACAATGTCATGTGGGCACGCTCATGACTTTAAGTATATCCATGCAAATGCTGGTAAAGTTAAATGCAAAACATGCACATTAGAAAAACATAAAAACTTGGCCATAGCTATAGGAGCGGAAATTATTGACCATAACCCTATTAAGGATGACTCTGATTATAAGAAATATAAACTAGCATGTGGTCATACTAAAATAGGCACAATTCATAATTTAGTTGATACTTGTAGTGAGTGCAGAGGCATCGAATTAGAAGCTGCATGTCGTAGGAATAATGTAAGTATCATTACAGGTACAAGTAAGTACCCTCATGTTGGGATTACACACCTATCCTGCGGACATTCACAGACAATAAAGATGCAGTATCTCTTTAATGATGAAGTCCCGGCATGTAGAGTTTGCAGATATAACAAACATAAAGCAGAAGCTCAGATTGCTGGCCTTGTATTGCTAGATAGGACAGAAGATAGGGCTAGTAAATCTTCGCAGAAATATTCAAAGTATTTATTACCGTGCGGATGTGAAAAACTAATTACTCCAGGAAATGTTCGACGTAATGCATGGGCTTGTGATAATCACAGTAGTTATTGGAATAAGGAGTCGGTAATCTACTTATTAAGGTGCAAGCATGAAAATTTTGAATGGTTAAAGTTAGGTGTAACATCTTTACTTGATAGACGTATTTCTGATTATGCCTTAAAAGAGAACACTATTGTAGACAAGGTATATTCAGTAACTCTTTCTAACATGCGTATTGCCACCCTTGTGGAGAAAAGAATACACGCGAAACTAAAGAGCAAAAGAGTTAATCCAGATACAATGCGCGGCTACATGAAAAGTGGTTTTACAGAATGCTATGGTTTGAGCATAACAGATGTAATACTACAAGAATTAACAAAAGAAATGGAGAAACATATTGGCAAACAATGATATTGTATTCGCACCGGCATCCAAAGCACAAGAGCAGTTTTTACTGTCGGATGCATTCTTTACTATTTACGGTGGTGAACATTGCGCCTCCTAGCCTATCTAAACGGTGAAACCCTAACGTAAAGACGAGGGCAATACCGTAGGAAGCCTTAACAGGTGTCTCTAGAGACTATCGAAAGCACTATACAAATAGGAAGCAAGTAGAGTAGGGTTCAAGCGAACTCGAAACGATAGGGTAGCAACGTGCTACAAGATATAGTCCGATACCCGAGGAAACTTGGGAGTGCTGTAGCGAAGCACAAAACACAAAGGCAGCTTTCGCAGGTAAGAGTTACTGCACCCTCGGAAGTATGTTACCAATTATCGGTGACCCAGGAACAAGAGCAGTCGTGATTCGTAAGACCACGAAGCAACTCTCTGGAGGCTCTGGATTGTTTGATGCGGCAATCCATCTTTATTCAAAAGTTGATCCGAAAATGCGCATTAAAACCAGAGACTTGACGCTTGTGTTTTCATCTGGCGCTGAAATTCAATTTACTTATTTGGATAAACCAGCAGACAGAATGAACATACAAGGTCGAGAGTATTCAAGGATTGCACTAGATAAATTTTGTCCTTTTAAGTAGAAATACTTAATCGAAACCTTCCTAAACGGGGGAACTCTCACAAGAGACAATCCCGTGCTAAATTGGTGAAAACCATAAATGCCTAACGACCAGTCTTTTTAGACGTAGGGATAAGTGTCCCGAAACGGAAGGAATCTTAACAGATAATGCTGAAGATTTTGATATGGTCTGGTCTGCATAGTGATATGCAGCAGTCAATTTGACGGAGTAAGATTAACGCTCTTACTTGAACAACGCCGGAATGCCAACAACTAGATCGTGATAACGTATTCTATGCTATGTCACGACTACGTTCGTCGCGTGTAAAATACCCCTTGGTTTGCACAGCGACATGTAACCCCGACCCTAGTAGTTTTCTTTACGAGTTTGTTGAATTCATGCTCGATGATGATAAAGTTCCGATCCGTATGGATAAGTATCCGACCAGATACTTTGTGCGTAACGAGTCGGGGTTTCATTTTTACGATACTTTTGAAGAAGCCAATAGACAACATCCCCCGACAAAGTCTCACGGTTCCCCTGTAAAAACTTATAAGTTTATCCCAGGGATGATGAGCGACCTTCCACAAAGCGTTCTTGATGACAACCAAGGGTATATCTCTACCTTAAAACAGTTACCAATCACAGAGGCGCGAAGACTCCTGAATGGTGCATGGGTGCATGAACAAAGCAGCGGATTCTTTAAGCGAGACTGGGTGACAATGGTAGATCACCCTAACGTCCATGCAACTAAACGAGTAAGAGCTTGGGATATTGCATCAAGTGAACCTTCTGAATCAAACCCAAGAGTTGATGCAACAGCGGGTGTGCTTATTTCAAAAGATGATAAAAGAAAAGTCTACACTGTAGAAGATGTTGTAACTTTACGCAAGCGAATCCACGAAGTAGAGAAGTTAATCTTTGAAACAGCAGAACGAGACACTACAAGCGTGGTAATTGCAATCCCTCTTGATCCAGGAGCTACAGCAGGGGCATATTCACGTGACTTAGCTAGAAGGTTATCTGAGAGAGGGTTCACAGTGAAGCTCGTAAGACCAGAGAAGGGAAAGATTCAACGCTTTCTACCTTTTGCTTCAGTGGCGGAAGCCGGGTTCGTGCAAATTGTAAGGGGCGACTGGAATGAAAGATACATCCACGAGCTTGAGACAACTCAGTTTAACAGAAAAACACATGACGACCAAGCTGACGCTACAAGTGATGCTTTTTATTGCTTAAATAGATCATTTACCATGCCTACTTTGTCAATGTCATCTTTGCAATCCATGACACAACCAGTGACGCAATCAAACTTCCTCAATTTAGGAAGCGGTAGTAATTTTAGGATTCCTACATATAACAATATTAATTAGCAGGAGAATCATGACTACAAGACCTAAAAAGCAAGTAGGAGTTACGAAAGCGGACGATTCCTTGAGTCGATTTAAACTGTCGGAGATTGGTAGCATTGGTTTGCCAGTCTTTGACGGTGTATCAACTGATGAAATCAAACGAGAATTAAACTTCCCTCAAAGCGTAAGAACCTTCAAGGAAATGTCCTATCATAGCACAATCAACGGTAGTTTATCTTTCTTTGATACTATCATAAGTAAAGCTGTATGGGAATTTAAGCCACCAAAGGATGCGACAGAAGAAGAAAAAGAGCAGTGCAGAATCATCAATGAAATGATGCAGGACTTGGAAGATGGTTCTTGGACTGACTTCATTCGTGATGTAATGACTATCAATATCTATGGTTTTTCAGTGCATGAAAAAGTGTATCGCCGTAGATATAAAGTAAATGGCAGTATGTATAACGATGGACTGATTGGATGGAGAAAACTTCCGATTCGTTCTCAGGAGAGCATTGAAAAGTTTCTTTTCTCTGATTCAGGAAATGAAATTGTAGGTGTTCAACAAAACATCTCAAACCTGAGCGATCCTTATAATCAGTATTCAAAGTACAAGACTCCTTTGATTAACATCCCTCGCAGCAAGTTCATGCTGTTCCGTCAAGGTAAGCACAGAGGCGATCCTTATGGTAAATCTCCTTTACGAGATGCGTATGTAGCATGGCGATTCCTTACTGAAATTGAAAGCCTTGAGTGCATCGGAGCTAAGAAGGATTTAGTTGGTGTACCAGTCCTTACCCTGCCACCTTCATTGCTATCAACAGAAGCTGGAGAGAATGAGCAATCATTGCGTAGATACTACGAGAATGAAATGCGAAACCTTCAAGCAGGGGAGCAATCAGCGGTAATTCTACCAGCAATCTTTGATCCTGACACTAAGCAAGCATTGTTCAAGTTAGAGCTACTAAGCACTGATTCAAAGAGAGGCTTTGATCTTACAAAGATTAAAGAATACTACAAGAACATGATTACAACCTCTCTTGCTACTGACATTATGACGATGGGTCAGTCTCAAGTTGGTTCGTTTGCTCTTGGTAGCTTGAAGAACAGTATCGCAGGTGCAGTTGCAGAAGCAACTATTAGGCAAATCGCAGAAGTAATTGATCGAGAATTAATTATCCAAACCTATGAGTTAAATGGATGGAATCCAGCTCGTAGAGGTGTAATGGATTACGATAACCTAAACGATGCTGACCTAGAAGGAATGTCAAAGTATTTACAACGTGTAGCTTCTGTAGGATTGATTGAAAAGGATAGAGAAGTCCTTAACGCTGTCCGTATGAACATTGGTATTGATCCTCTACCAAATGATATTGAGCCTAGAGTTGAACTAATTGACTTTACCTCAAGAGCAGGAGATGGTATGGCAAAGGGATCAGGTAATGGTACGAGTGATTCAGCAGCGGGGGAAGATACGTCTTCCAATAATCTAGAAAACGCAGCGTAAGGAGCAAGAATATGGCAGTACCTACTCTTGAAGCGAAATTATACGCAATCCGTGACTGTGTATTTTCCGAAACAATTACTTTACAGAATGATGATACGACCCCTGTAAATACATCAGGTGCGCAGGGCTTGTTTGTTATCAGGTCGTTCCCAGGCGGCCCTGTTTTATTTGAAGCAGACAACACTGATGGTGTTTCATTCGGAACGTCTAATTTAACAGTTACTATACAACCTACTGTTTTCGCAACTTTTCCTCGTTATGCTCACTATGATTTATTTATTCAATTATCAGGTGATGTGAAAAAGAAAATTCTGCGAGGACAGTTTGAATTGGAGTAAATAGTATGATCGTTACTATTAACACTCCATCACCCTCTCAACTTGTGACAGTTCCTACGGAGCAACCCATTACTGCTCTTGGTGGCTATACAAATGTTTTATCAATTGGACAGCTTCTTGATGTGGATACGGCAGGAGCAACTCAAAATAGTGTACTAATGTTTCAAGGTACACGATGGCAAGCACAACCGCTAGATGGCGGGGAATTTAATTAAGGAAAAATTATGGCACGTTTACAACTTCGCAGAGGTTTATATACCAATCTCCCTACATCGGGGATGCTTGCGGGTGAACCACATGTTACTACAGACAGAGGAACTTTGCACGTAGCAACAGATGCTACTACAAAATTACCAGTCGTACCAGCAATTGATGCGTTAAGCACTTTGGCGGCGATTGACGGTGCTGCTGACTTGCTAATTATGCATGACTCTAGCGCTACGGGTCAAAAAGAAAAGAAGATTACTTTTGACGCTTTTAAGACTGCACTTAATATCCCCGCTGGTTCCAGCGATGAAAAGGTAGCTGTAGTGGCGGGAGGTACATCAGGATATATCTGGGGAACCGATGGTACAGATGGTGTTATTCGGATGAACTCAAGTATGTCATGGACTAAAGATGCTGGTAATGCATACGTGACGTTAGCAGTAGGTACTGTTGACGGCGGTCAGTTCTGACTTTATTCAAGCAAGAGCATCAATATGCCCACCTTAATTACAAAGAAGAGTACAGTGTCAGGGAAAGTTCCACTGAATACTGATTTACAAGTAGGTGAATTAGCGGTCAATACTGCAGACAAGAAATTGTATTCTAAACACAATGACAACAGTGTAGTGCTAATCGGTACGCACATCACAATTTCATCTACAGCACCAAGTAATCCACAATTGAATGATCTGTGGATTGAAATATAAGGAGATAAATATGAAAGTTAATGACGTTGTGAAAGTGCTAGAACCTTTTAACGAAACATACCCTGATACCTACACTATTACTGAAGTATTGCAGACAGAAGATTCACAAGAAGTCCATATTTTAGGTGAAATTGGCGCTTTCTCTGCTTGTTATTTGGAGGTTGTATGACTATTGCAACTCGTGACCAACTAATTAACGCAATGGGAAATAATTTCAGTAGATTTCTTCTGGATAAAGCAAGTATTGCACCTCAAGCACCGGGTACATACGTTAGTTTATGGCGAGCAATTGGTCAACCAGGGCAAGGCGCGATTCCTGCCGCAACTGCGACATGTAATAATACTACCGTAGGTGTAATAGGGTTTACACAGCAGGTTTCTCCTGCTACAAGTTACATTGTATATACCGATCTTGCCACTGGGAATTCAGCTATGACGCTGGAAATTCATGATCGTCTTGCGCACATGGGCGGGTTAAACGGTACTTTGACAACTGCCCAGACAGTGAGTTTAGATATTAATACGTTAGCAGGAACCGACAATATTTCCGAGAGAAAAGGGGACGCAGATTTCAGCGATGTTTCATGGTGGTTGGAGTGGTATACAGCTACTGGAGCAACAGCAGTAACTGCTACAGTAAACGTAACATACAACGATGGTACAACAGGTAATCTTACAGGTCTTTCGTTAGCAGCTACTCGACCAGCATCGTTCATGGTTGCACTGAATACGCAAATTCCTTCAGCGAGCGCAGGTAAGTTTATTCGCGGGGTTAATACCGTAACCCTGTCCGCTACGACTGGTACAGCAGGATCGTTCGGTGTTACCGCTACGAGATTAAAAGTAACGGTCGGATCACCTATTGCTAACTACAAGGTCACAGCAGATTGGGCACAGCTTGGTTTGCCACATATTCCAAATTCTACTGCACTTTTCCCTATTGTTCTAACGTCAACAACATCTTCTGGAACTGTTCGTGGTGCGGGTAAGATTGCACATGGTTAATCATGTTAGATAATTTTAACACAGATTACCCTAGAAGTTTACTGGGTATACGGGCTGGAGCAGAATTATACGAAGCTGAATCCCTGATTGATAGTGATCTTTTTCCTGCTGCTGCACTTGGTACAGTCTTAAAAAGATACAACGGAACGACATGGGAAGTAGTTCAGCTTAAACGATACAACGGAAGTTCATGGGTTAATGCTGAAATTAAGCGATACAATTCTTCAACATGGGAGTGACACATGGAAAATAACAGAGTAAGCATTGTTATCACGAATACCTTTATCAGTGTTTACTCTGCTTTCTGAAGATTCTTGGCACTTTATATGAAATTTATATCTTGATATTTCCACAAATCTGTGATATAATTAGACTATATTGTGCCAATTATAATTACAAGAAACAAATATGACACAAAAAGAACAAAAAGAACAACAGACAGTACCTGTCGTTAAATCGGTAAATGAAGAACTTCGGCAAGCTACTTATGTAGTTCTCGTACCTGATGAAGTTGACCTACACGGCGACATTGTATCAGAAGATGAAGTTCGTAAGGCTATGCAGAATTTCAATAAGTTCTGTATGAAGGCTAATCTATTTCACATGGCTCAGACTGACACATTTGAGTTCGTTGAATCATATTGTGCACCTGTTGACTTTCAAATGGACGATAAGTTTATTAAGAAGGGAACATGGCTTGCAACTATTCAAGTAACGGACACGCCACAGCGTGACAAACTTTGGGAGTTGATTAAGTCTGGCGAGATTTGTGGAATGAGCATCGGCGCAGTCGGAATTAAGGAACCATTTGAAAACTAATATCTATTATGTATACCTGCATCGCAGAGCATCGGACAATAAACCTTTCTATGTAGGGAAAGGTAAAAACACAAGATCACATTCAACCTTTGGACGCAATAAAAGGTGGAATAATACATACAAGAAACACGGTCTTATTGTAGAAATTCTTTATGATAATCTTTCCGAGGAAGATGCATTCAATTTAGAAAAAGACACTATAACTGAAATGAAATATCATTTTGAAGACACGCTTTGCAACATGACAGATGGTGGCGAGGGAGTCTCAGGTTATAAGTGGAATACATTAGAAAATCATGTTTCAAATAAGATGCGCGGTAGAAAACATACACCGGAACATTGCGCAAAAATATCTGAGGCTAATAAGGGTAGAAAACTCCCACATAAAGCTGCTATAGCATTTAAAGAGTGGAATGATGAAAGATGTTTACCATCTAAAGTTTTTACATTTATGACCAGATACTTGATAAATAGAAACCAAATACCATTAGCGATTTTATCAAGCATAGTAGGTACTCCAGAAGCAGAACTTAGACGCAAACCTACAATTAAGCCTGAGGTTCCCAGATGGGGAGTAGAGAAGTCGGCGAATAATAGGAGAGGGAAACCTCCGCACAATAAGGGTAAGAGGCAGGCATCAACCGCAAAAGAGAATAATCCTTCAGCAGATTTGAAAGTTTACACGTTCATACATGACTCGGGTGATATGTTTATTGGAACCAGATATCAACTTTGTGACGCTTATCCGTACATAAACCTTAATACGCTTGGAAAATTATTTTACACCAAACCTATTCTTAAAACAAAAGGTTGGAGATTATTAAAGGAATAAAATGACAGAAGTGAAAAGACCTAGTAAGCCATCTAAAAAGTTATCTGACATTACTTTTGAACACGATGATGCACATATCGCCCTGGTATCAAAACAACAAGGCGGCGGCGCGGTAGGGCATAATTATGCTATTGTGCTCAAGGCCAATAAATTCAGTCCCGAAGCAATCCAAAAGATGCAAGCGGTTCGTGTAACCCTCGACGTACCGACTTTTTTAGAAAAATTCTTCGACGTCTACGGCTCCAATGCAGAAATTCTAGCACGCATGATGGGATGGGTCAAGGAAGAAGATGACGAACAAGAAGATGAATACGATTGGGAAAAAGAACACCAAGCATATATCGAAGAAAAATTAGCTTCTTTTGAAATCATGAAATCATTAAAGGATGGTAATCAAACCATTCTGGCTGAACTTGATGAGAAGCAATATCTTCGCTTACTGCGCGATCAAGCACTTGTAGAAAAGGCTTTCCGCAAGATGGATCGTGAGGCGAAGAAGTCAGAAACTGCCGCAGCAACTGCAGCAGAGGGCGCTACTGAAGCCACAAACAAATCAGTAGACAAGGGTAAAGTAGAACCCTCACAAAAACAGGAGAAAAATATGGAACAAGTAGAAGAACTACAAAAAGCTCTTGATAATCAAAAGGT